CTACGTTAGTTGTTGCTATTGCTATATGCGCTGTACTTCCTGTCATACTAGATGTTGGATTAAATGTAATTATTGTTTGTGCTGCATTATATGTCAATGCGCCTGCAACCGCTGTTCCGTCTGATTTCATTAAGAAAAAGTTATTCTGAGTTATACAATCTAAGTCAATTGCTTCTGAGAATGTCCAAACTATGTCTGCTGTAATTGCAATGCCAGTAGCAGCGTCAGCGGGAACAACTGTAACTGTTGGCGCTGTTGTATCTGGTGTTGACTTAGGAAATCTAATTTCATATGGTACAGTAGTTAAAGCGCTTGAAGCATAATGTCCAGTAAATTGAACCTCTGGAACTAATTCATTTTTATGTTCGATAGCTGTCTCTATTGCTCCATCTCCCAAAGCGTTTTTAATAATTATAACAACGTCTTCCCCTGCAAGATTCTCACCTACAAAGGCAACATTAGTTAAGTAATCACCTGACACTATATCGCTATCCTCTGTTACTACGTCATAATTTGGATTAGAAGTTGTAACCGTCATGCCTGCAAAAAATTTAGGCAGTGTAGTACTTGTTAATTCCATAGCATTTACTTTTAGAATTGGAACTATTCTAGTTTTTTGCCTTAATCCCATTATAGGGCCTAATGCTCCATCCTGTTCTACTTCTCTTATTTCGCGCTCTACTGTGAAAGTACTACCCCCACGAGTCGCGCCAATAACTAACTCAGATACTTCACCATAGTTAAAATATATTGCCCCTGCTCCTAATACTAAATTCTCAGGTGTTGCAGCGGGTGTTTGTGCTTTTACTCCCATTTTAAATACACTCCTTTATATATATGCTTTTAATTCAAATTGTATTACCCTACGTCTCAAATTAATATCTTCATCATTTAAAGCTTGTCTATTAACAAAGTAAATTTTAGCCTTAACACTACTTAGATTCACTATTTTATTTTTTAGTGCTGCTTTAATCATATCACATACTGAGTCTAAAGTTGTTGTATCTGCTTTATTATCCCACACATTAAATTCTAATATTATACTACTACCGTCATATTCATTATCGGCATCAATATTTTTTAATTCATATGTTGAGTATGGAAATACACTATTATTAGGTGCTATGTCATTATCGTATATTGTAATTATTGGAGATATAATTGAATAAATAGTAGCTTTTAAATTATTTACACTCATTTTCCCATACCTCCATAAATTCTATATGCTAGTTTAGTAAGTTTGTTTATATTGTTCAAACCCGCAGGTGTCAAATATGGTTGACTTCTTTGCTTAGAATTCCCTTTTTCAACATCTATTGAGTATTCAACATCTGTTCCAATATAAACTTTATTTTTACTCATCATATGATGAATTGACCTTCTTAAATTTCCTGTATCGACAGGGCATAAAACTTTTGCCTCAGATGTTACCAATAAACCAGATGCTTCTAAAAAATCATCGTTTAATCTAACTAATGAGCTTCTAACTTCTTTTATATAACTTTTAAAAACCACTGCCATTAGTTATCCACTCCCATTCTAGACAAATAAAGTTCTGAATGATGACTAAAAGTTTCATTATAATACAAAAGCCTATAATATTCACCGTTGCAATAAATTCTATAAAGTTTTTCCATGTCTATAGTTTGACCAATGTCACAAAACATTAAATGACTTGCATTAGTACAAAACTTATTAGCTTGTTTTTGTTGTCCACCACTCAAAAAATCTATCAAACCATTTATCGTTGCAATGGTAGACCATGTTATACTTTGTCCACCCATAGAGTTTTGAGATGGTGTACCTAACTGTATCTGAATTGACATAGTATAATAATCAGTTATCAAAATACACCCTCCTATACCTTAGCAACGGTGAAGTAATAGAATCTGGATATCCTGTAATATAATTACCGGTACTATTGGTGTCATAACTTACACTATAATTACTTATACTCTCAGACTTTACGCCATATTTATTTTTAATCTTATAGCCTGCCATATTAGCCATAATTAATCCTAATTCTTTAGGAAATACAACTCTTGTAATTAATATTGTATCCCCTGCCGTTTCTGTTTTTAATGTTTCCGATGTCATTAAAGTTCCGGCAGCAACATTGGACACCGTATAAAATCCATCATTATACTTCGAACCCTGAATTATATAGTTGTCACTAAATAATCCATTAGTTAAAAATCCGTTGCTAGAATCTGAGATGCTATTAGTTGAAAATGAAATAGTTTCAGCCGAATATGCCAAGCTATCTTTAAAATAGTTTTTACAAAAATTAATTATTGAGTCCTGTATCATAGGAAGGGTTAAATTTAAATAACTGTCATAATTTGTATTTGATATTCCTAATAAAGTTTTTACATCTGCTAGTGTAATTATCATTCTTAACCCCTCCTTAACTCACATAATCATTTTTTAAAAAATAATAAACTGTGTCCGCTATTTGATAATAACCAGTATCGGCAGGATGAACACCATTTGCTTGCCTAACTGTAGTTGTAGAATTTCTTGAATTTAAAGCAACTGTTTCAACTGCCATGTTATTCTTTGTGTCTAAATTTGCGTTACTAGCAAGCAAGTATATTCTATCCGCTGTTTTATCTTTGTAATTGTCTATTAAATACTTTGTGTATCTATGAATATTCCTTTTGAATTGCATTTGGTTTTGATTACTATTATAACTTTTTCCAAATGCATCTTGACTATTACTTCCAGTACATGGCAACATTAAACAAACTTTTACAGTACTATTCCATGCTTTTATACTTGTTATCATGGCATCTAATTTAGTCTTATTCGCAACACAAACCGCATCAACGCCTGTATCAGTCGAATAGCTAAATATGTCATTGATTCCTAGGAAGATAAAAAACCAGTCACAAAGAGTATATCCGCGCGCTGTCATATAAGAAGTAAAATTAAAAGCTCCACTAAAATAAAAGTTACTACTAGAACCATAATGGTCTGCAACTGTCCAACCAGACACACCTTCATGTAAATTTCCACCTGAACCTTGCACGCCCTGTAAAGTTAAGTTCATAACATCGCCAACACCACATAATGTAATAAGTTCACCTGTATATGTTCCTGCTGCCGTCAAACTATCTCCCATAAATATACATGTCTTAGTAACTCCATTATTAGTAGTTACAGCACAAACTTTAAGCGTACAACTTACACTTTTTATAAGATTCATCATTTTATCATATACTGTAAGATAAAATCCATAGTCTCCAGGTGTTGCGGGCGTACATGTCCATCTTTCGTTTTGTTGAACTCCAATATCACAACCTACGTCAAAATAGTATTTATTTACATCGTCTGAAACAATGTTTTCAAAATATACGTTGTATTCTTTTCCAACTACTAGATATAATGTAGGTGGCAATGTAATATCTTGTGTCCAATTTGTAATTGCTTGCGTAAACATTCCATCGGGATATCCTATTGTAATTTGACTTTCGGATATAAACTCCAATGCCCCTGCAAAACTACCACTTCCAACGCTTGCCCATTCTGTATTGCCATCTGTTACGTAATAATTTGGATTTCCTGCGCTTCCTGTCATATTTGCGCTTGCTTCTACATAACCCGGATGAAGTTTACAACCAGTACTTAAAACTGTTTGAATACTAACATAAAAATTATCATCTAGTATGATAGAATCATCCAATATAGTATCAAATTGAAACATCTTCCATTGTCTACCCGAACTATTACAAACCATAGTTTTTGAAGCTAATAATTCTAATGTATCGCTCCAAACCTTACATATAACTTCATATCCTGACTTTTCTATGTTAAAACTTGCTTTTATAGCCTTTATGCTTTCACCCGCATATTTTACTCTAGTCCTGAACCCTGTGAATGTGCTGACTATTCCCTGATCTGTTATAGAAGTATAGTCTACAAATAAGGTAGCGCTATTTCCATATACTAGGGTAGAATTTTCTAATATAGAAGTCCTATCAACTAAATTACTTGCAATTCCTAAGGCTGCCTTTTCTATCACTGACATTAATAAAACCTCCTTATCTCGTAGAACTTTGACCAATTACCGTACAGGTTGCAGTTGCATTTATATAGAACTCATGTAGTAAGTCTACATCAAATAAAAATTTTCCTGTACTATTTGTGCTACTAGCAGTTGCAAAAGTTGACATATTAACCCCTGCCATTAAAGTTGCATTACCAAGCCTATCTGTACCATAAAAACTAATAGTACCTGCGTTACTTATTATACTAATCATAACTGTTTTTTCCGAACTAACTCTAAGTTTTGGACTGTCTCCATCGTCAGCGGTTAAGAATGTTAACATTTTTTTATCACCTTCAAGTATTTGAGTCTGTCTTTGTATACTCATGAACTCACCTTCTTGCTTTTTTTAGTTTTAGTTTCTTTAACTTCTACTTCTTTTTCTACTTCAATTTCTTTTTCTTCTATATTAATAGTTATATCTAATTTATTGTAACCTAACTTAGTTAATAGAGATATTTCTTCAATATCTTTAGTTCGATACTCTCCATTCACAAACTGACATAATACTCTATGTTCGAT